CGGCGAGGTGCATTACCGCGGGCAGATCGTTTTGCTCGGCGGGTCTACATGGCAGGCGCGCGCCGATACCGCCAAGGCGCCGCCCCACGAGGATTGGGCCTGCCTCGCGGCGGCCGGCCGGGACGCAGCAACGCCCGTCGTGCGCGGCACTTGGCGCGACGGCGAGGCCTATGCGGCGCTCGATATCGTGGCGCTCAACGGCGGATCGTTCATTGCGCGCCACGATGCGCCGGGACCGTGCCCGGGCGACGGCTGGCAGCTCATCGCCTCGGCCGGCAAGCCGGGCAAACCGGGACCGAAAGGCGACCACGGCGCTCCCGGCGCGCGCGGCGAGCGTGGTCCGGCAGGCGAGCCAGCGCCGGTCATCCTCGGCTGGCGAATCGACCGCGAGGCCTACATCGCGCAGCCGATCATGTCCGACGGCGCCGAGGCGCCGCCGATCGAGCTGCGGGCCCTCTTCGAGCAATTCCACGAGGCGCGCTGATGGCCGACATCTGGGTCAAGGTGCTGACGCCGGCCGACAGCTACGCGCTGCTCACCATGGCCGAACTCAAGAGCATCCTCGGCCTGTCGCCGACCGACACCACCGAAGACGCGCAATTGGCAATGTGGATCGAGCAATACAGCGACGTCGTCGCGACGCTCTGCAATCGCGTGTTCGCCTACGAGCAGGTCGAGGAAACATGGCGCGGCGACTCGATGCCGTTCGACAGCCCGCGGCTGTTCCTCACGCACTACCCGGTCGTCGACGCCGATGTCGTATCGGTCGAGTCGCCGCGCGGCAGCATCGTCGATCCGACGCTCTACGAGGTCGACAACAAGTCCGGCAAAATGCGGATGGACAACGCTTGGGCCGAGCCGGTGACGGTGACCTATAGCGGCGGCTACAAGCTGCCCGACGAGGCGCCGCCCGCCCTCAAGGCGGCGACCGGCCTTCTGATTCAGGCGGCACGCATTCAAATGCGCTTGAACCTCACGAGCGGCATCAGATCGATATCGCACCGAGAGTCGAGGGTGATGTTTTTCGATGTCCAGCAAATGACCGGCTCGAAAGGCTCGGGCCCGCTCGCGGCCGCGGCCGATACCGTCAATTCGCTGCTCTACAGCTACATGCGCATCGAGGTTTAGACGATGGCCGTCAATTTCGACGTGCTCTTGCAGCCGGCGATATTCGAGATGTGGGGAGTGCCGGCGACCTTCACGCCGCTCAAGTCGCAGGCCGGCCAGCCGGCGTTCCCGGGGCGCGGCATTTACGGCACCTACATTCTCGACGTGGCGGGCGACGACGGCTCGATCTATTCCGACCAGCGGACGATCTTCGATATCCGCGAAAGCGAGTTCGCCACGCTCCCGGCGCAGGGCGATCATGTGACCATTCCGTTCGACTGCAACGGCATCCCGCTGGGCGAGTACGTCATCATCGACGCGTCGACCGACGGCGGCGGCCAGACCATGCTCACGATCCGCAAATACGAGACGTTCGAACGCTGATGGGCATCACCGCGACGCAGAGTTATTCGCTGGTGATCCGGGATGTGTTTTACGATGCAGTTTCGGCCGACCCGTTCTTTGCCGATTACGCTTGCCGCAAAACCCGGGCGCTGCGCGTGCAGCCCGACCTGCTGCCCTATCTCGGCGTCTACATTATCGACGAGATCATGTTGCCGGACGGCGATGCCAACACTGGCATGATCCGTTTCAGTCATACGCTGCGCGTCGGCTTCTCGGTCTTCATCGCCAATAACGACGACGCCGCGGCCGAGCTGCAGCTAGACGCCGCGTTCTGGCGGATCATGGGCCGGCTTTGGCCCGATCCGAAAATCATGAGCATGTTGGTCACGGCGAGCCCGGACAACACGCTGATCGAAGGCATCGCCAGGGGCGTGCGCCGGCACGAGTTCGGCGCCGGCATGCTCACCAACGAGACGCCGCTCGCCGAGCTGCAATATGACGTCTCGGTTCTCTATCGCACCGGCTGGGCGCCGCCCGTCATCGACGACCTCAACACCATCGACGTCATCACCGGGATCAAGCCCGGCGATACGCAGACCGAGATGGATCAGCGGCAGCAGATCCACGTCCGGTATCAATTCGACCAGCTTCGCAAAGCAATAAAGGAGCAGCAGCCATGAAGGTATTCAGCAAGGTCGCGTTGCGGGGCATGCGCCAGGGCGAACGCGCGCAAGCTCTCGCAGACTCCGCGCCGGCCGGCATCAGTGTCGTGCCCGACGAAAGATATCGCGGCGTCCTCAAGCATCCGCACGCCGGGGGCTTTGGCGCCAGCGGCGGCAAGGTATGGCCCGACGACCGCTTTACGCGACGCCGGATCGCCGACGGCTCGGTCACACTCGACGAGCGCGAGGCGAAGGCGCCTGACGCCGCTTGAAATCTCTCAACAACGAAGGAGCAACGGCAATGCCCATAAGCTTTGCGAATATCCCGGCCAATATCAAAGTCCCGCTTTACTGGGTCGAGGTGGACCCATCGATGGCCGGCATTCCGACCATCAATCTGCGCGCGCTCCTGGTTGGCGTGAAGTCCGCCGCGGGGGAGGCGGCCGACGACATCGCGATCCCGATCGGAAGCCAAGCGCAGGCCGATCGCGCGTTCGGCGAGGGCAGCGAATTGTCGCGAATGTTTCGTTCCTTCTTCGCCAACAATTTTGCCAACGAGGTTTGGGGACTGCCGGCGAAGGAAACCACCGGCGCCGCTGTCGCCACCGGCACGATCACCGTCACCGCGGCGCCGACCCAGGCCGGCACGCTGCATCTCTACATCGCGGGCGATCACGTTCCGGTCAACGTCGCGACGACGGACCTGATCGCGGATATCGCGACTAACATCAAAGATGCAATCGACAGCAATCCGGCCCTCCCGGTGACGGCGACCGCCGCCCTCGGCGTCGTGACGCTGACGTCGGTATTCAAAGGCGTCAATGCCAACGAAATCACGGTAGGCCTGAATTACTACGGCTCGCGCGGCGGCGAGCAAACGCCGGTCGGACTTATGATCACGCTGCCGGCCACCGGATTGCTGACGGGAGGCACCGGCACGCCGGACTTCACCAACGCGATCCTCAATCTCGGCGAGGAGCCTTTCGAGTACGTGGCAATGCCGTACACCGACAGCAACTCGCTGTTCGATTGGGACCAGGAATACGGTTTCACCGACCAGGGGCGTTGGGGTTGGCAGCGCGAATTGTTCGGCCATGTGTTCTCGGCCAAGCGCGGCGACTATGCCTCGCTGTTGCTGTTCGGCGATCAGTACAATTCCGGCGTCGAATCCGTAATGGCATTCGAGGTCGCGAGCCCGTCGCCTTCTTTCGAGTGGGCCGCAGCCTACACGGCGAAAGCGCAACGCGCTTACATCAACGATCCGGCCCGGCCTCTGCAGTCGCTCACGCTCAACACTATCAAGGCGGCGCCGATCCATCAGCGGTTCGACTTCGTCGAAATCAACTCGCTCGCGTCGAACGGTCTCGCCATCCAGAAGATAGGCGGCGACAGCCAGCCTATGATCGCCCGGGAGCAAACGACCTACCAGCAAAACCAGTACGGCCAGCCCGACGACGCTTACGAGGTCGTGACCACGCTCGCCACGTTGGCGAAGCTGTTGCGGAACCAGAAGTCCGCAATCACCAACAAATTTCCGCGCTGCAAGCTCGCGGACGACGGCACGAGGTTCGGGCCCGGCCAAGCTATCGCGACGCCAGGACTCATCAAGGCCGAGCTGATATCCCAGTACGAAGAGGATATGTATAACGGCCTCGTCGAAAATCTCCCGGCATTCGCTCGGAACCTTATCGTCGAACGTGATTCGAATGACCCGAACCGGGTTAACGTGCTCTACCCGCCCGACCTCATCAATCAACTGCGCATTTTCGCCGTGCTCGCGCAGTTCCGGCTCCAATACGACCGCGGCATCGACACGCAGATCATCGGCAACGCTCCGGCGCCGTTCAACGCGGCGTCGGGACTGTAATCCATCCCCAAAACTCATAAGGAGTTACGAACATGGCCGGCCCTGCGCAAAGAATAGCGGGCGTTGCATTCCTCATGGTCGACAACACGCCGATCATGTTGCGCGGCAACTTCACCGTCAGCCCTACGCCCTACGAACGCACGATGCTCGCCGGTCAGGATATGGTCCACGGGTATCAAGAGCTGCCGCGGGTGCCGTTTATCGAGGGCGACATCTCGACCATGCCGGGCTTGCTCCTCAACGAGCTTGCCCAGCAAGCCAACATCACCGTCGTCGCGCAGCTCGCCAATGGGATGCAATACTCGCTCAACAATGCGGTTTGCAAAGGCGCGTTCGACAACAATACCAGGGACGGCCAAGTGCGCGTCCGCTGGGAAGGCGTCAGCTGTCAGGAGACGACAATATGAACGTGGTCGCCAAGGCGCAGCGCGAGGGCTTCGTTGAACCCGAAAAGAAGGAAGAAGCCATCAAGCCCGCGATGCCGCCGCCAGAAATCGCACCATCGCCCGAAGACTTGCAGCCGCTGGCGCAGGACGAGTGGCCGATCGTCGTCAAGCTGCTCTACAAAGGCATCCGCAACAATGCCGGCGAGACGGTGCGCACGATATCGCTGCGCGAGCCGCGCGCCGCGGACATCAATCGGTTCGGCAATCCGGTGCGCGTCAACCAGGACGGCGACGTTGTCATCGACGAACGCAAGATGACCTATATCATCTCGGCGCTCGCCGGCATTCTGCCGCCGTTCATCGAGGACATGGACCCGCGCGACTGGAATAGCTGCGCTTATCGGCTGCGCCGTTTTTTTCTGCCCGATCCAGCGGCTTGGTAGGCGACGAGGTCGAGATCATCCTCGACTGCTACCGCCTCGCGCGCTGGTATCACGTCAGCCCGGACGTTTTCCTATCCATGCCGTTGAGCGATGTCGCGCTGCATCTGCATCGCACCGCTCAATGCGATATCGCTCAACAGCAAGCATCAGCAGGCGATGACTGGTAATGGCTGAGCAAGAAGAACTTCGCTTAACCGTCACGCTCGCCGACAACGCGTCGGCGGGCCTCGCCAAGCTCAATGATCAAATTAAGCAGATCGGCGGCACCGAGACATCCCAGCACACCGAGAAATTCAAGCGCGAGACGCAAGAGCTGACCAAGGTCGTCAAGGGCCTGGGCGGCGAAGCCGGCGAGGCATTCAAGGCCCTGGGCATGCTTCGCCTTGGCCTGTCGGGTGCCGCGCTCGGCGTTGGGATGCTCGGCGTCGCGATCGCCAAGACCATCCACGATATGGTCGAGATGGGCGAAAAGATGCGCGACCTAAATCAGAAGGCTCGCGCGATCGGCGTCGACCCGGCGGCCATGAAGAATATCTCGGAACAGTTGGGCGTCGTCGGCATCAAGAGCGACGAAGCCGAGGCGGCAATAGCGTCCGTCACGAATGCGATTGCCGGCCTGCAGCGCGAGGGCAGCAAGCTCCGCGTCGACCTCATGAGGAATGCCGGGAGCGATCCCGAATCCGTTCGCAATATGGAGCAGTACCTCGATCGCCTGACCAAGGCGAAGGGTCTCGAAGAGCAATTCAACATTATCCGCCAGGGCGGTCTCGACGTTCGGAAAAACGCCATCGCGCAAGGCGCGAGCGAGATCGAGGCGGCGAGGCGCCAGCGCGAATTCTGGGCGACGCAGGGCTACACGCCGAAGCTCGCCGAGGCGGGCGAACTCAAACCGCTTTCGGAGGACGCCCTCGCCCGTCTCCACAAAGCCGGTGAGGAGGGCGAGAAGCTCGCTACCGCATTCGGCAAGGCAATGAACAGCGCCAGCACGTTTGCGGAAATCATGCGCGACTTGACGAGCGGGCCGGTCGTTCGCGGCCTCACTACTGCATTTGAAACAATCGACAGGATCATAACGCATATCAACGAAGAGCTTGAGAAATGGGGCTGGGGAAAGGGCGGCCAGGGGCCAACGCCACCGATGCAGGGCCCGGAAAGACCGATGATAATGCCAGGGCCTATCTTTCCCGGGCCGGCGGACAAGTTCGGGCCTCCTGGCGGCAAGGGGCCGTTCGTTCCGAAGCCTATGGGATTCGAGGGCGACTTCGATTTCCGCACCATGCTCCACAAGGCGAGCTTCACGGACGACCAGAAAGAACAAGACTTATTGCGCGATAACACTGCGCAGCTCCGCGAGCTGAACTACGCGCTGCGTGACGAGGGCGTCGGCCCTGGCGGTGGCGGTGGCGGTGGGGGAGGTGGACGTTTCGGAGGGGGCAGCGGCGGTCGCTATGCCTTCGGCGGCGGTGCTGGCGGTGGCATGGGCGGCGGCGGCATGGGCGGTGGCTCTGGCGGCCTTGGCGCGGGTTCTGGCGGTGGCGGCGGCGGCGGCGGCGTTCCTGGCGGCCCTGCCGGCCCAGGTCTGCCGAGCCTACCGGCCCAGGAGGGTGACAACACCGGAACCGGACGGGGGAGCGGTGGGCGCTTCAACGTGCCGGCCGGCACCCGTCCGATCGGCAGCGCCGACAGCGAGACGATCACGCTTTCTAACGGCCAGAAGGTCACGGTCGCCAAGCGCGCGGCAGCGCAGTTTCGAGGATTTTTCAACGACATGATCGCGGCCGGCGCACCCGTGCGCGGGCTCGGCGGTGTCGGTTCGCGCGGCAATCCCTCGCAGCATCCGCCGGGCCTCGCCGTCGATTGGGCGCAGCATAGTCGGAATGTAGTCGATCGCGATGTGCAGCAGTGGATTTCTAAAAATCCCGACAAGCTGAATGAGCTTGAGCAGAAGTGGGCGATGAGCGGCGGCGAGCATTGGAAAAACCCCGACACCGGGCATTTTTCGATCGATACGCTTTTCGGCTCAAAACATCTGTCGGCGCTGCAGGACGGCAAAACGCCCGCCACGCCAAGCGCGCCGGGAAGCGCGGACAGCGGCGGCAACGAGCAGCGCAACATCCGCAATTTCATGAAGGGTCTTTCGTATCTCGAAACCAGTAATGATCCGCATCAAGCGGCACAAAGCGAAAAGGGCAATACCGGGTTCTTCCGGCAAAATGCCAATGACGCTGCCTGGGCGAAAGCTCACGGTCTCCCCGATCCTCGCTTCGGCACATACGACCAGCAAGCAGCCGCAAACTTCGCCTACATGCAAAAATATCCTGGGGCGCAGGAAGCCATCAAGCGCGGCGACTTCGCCACAGCGTCTCGCATCCTCTCGAAGAACTGGGTCGGGCTTCCCGGCGGCTCTCAGCCGCAGAGTCCGGCCCGCATGCGAGAATGGCAAAGAATATTGGCAGAGCGCGGCGCGGGCAGGCATCAAATACGCAAGGAGCGCGAAGGCAACCTATTCAATAGGGCCTCGCCCTGGGATCAGGGCGTTGTCGGGCAACCCGGGATCGATGCGTTTTCTCCCGAGGCTCAAGCACGCCGATGGATCGATAGGGCGCAATCTTCATCTACCAAGGTCGAGGGCACCGGTAAAATCAGTGTCGACGTCAATGCGCCGAAGGGGACCGGCGTGCAGGCCGAGGGCGGCGGCCTCTTTAAGGACGTCGAAATCAACCGCCAGACCCAGATGGAGCCGGCGCGCCGTGGGCCGGCAAAACAAACCGAGCTGCTCGACATATGAACCTCGACGAAACGCAGCAAAGCAGCAACATCGAAGACCGGCGCACTCTGCCCGTGGGCGGATCGAGCATGTTCGATCTGCCGTCGGCGTGGCGCGGCGACATGATGCCAGCGTCGTTCATGGGCGCACGTTTCCATTGCGAAATGAATAGCCGAGAGAGCGGGCGCCGCATCGTCGAGCATGAGTTCCCGAAAAAGGATTTGCCCTACGCCGAAGACATGGGCCGGCACGCGCGCGAGTTCACTATCCGCGGCTACTGCATCGTGTTCATGTACGACACCGACACGCCGCTATGGCAGCGCGACTACCGAGTGCCGCGCGATCTCCTGATTGCGGCGCTCGAAAAGGAAGGCCCTGGCATTCTGCAATTGCCGACGCAGCCGCCGCAGATGGTTGTCTGTCCGCGCTACCGGCTGACCGAGGAGGAACGGTTCGGCGGCTATTGCGTGTTCGACATGACGTTCCAGGAATACGGACTCGACCCGCAGCAGATCGGCACGGCCTCGACCGGCATCCTCGTTGCGGGCGCGAGCCAGACGTTGCGCGACGAAGTCATGCGCGTGTTGGCGCAGGGCGTGAAGGCTGGGCCATGAAGCGCGGCGATGCAGGCGAAGCGGCGCCGATCGTCGACCGCATGCTCGCGAGCCTCGCCGGCACGGTGCCGGCACAAGGCCGGCCGGGTTCGATTGCGCGCACCGCTATCGGCGACGCACGGGCGAACGCCTATGCGTTGTGCATCGAGGACGCGATGGGGCCGCCGCTCGATGCTTGCTTCGACCTCGCACGGCAGGCCGGCACGACCATGCAGGCGCTCGATATCGTGCGCCAGGGCGTCGAGCAGGAGATGCCGAAAACGCTCGGCGGCGTGCTGATGCAGAATGCCGGAATCCGGCTTTGCCTCGCGACCGAGGCGGCCATCATCGCCGGCATGACTTTCGTCAGCCGACAGGACGTCGACGTTATTAAGGCCCAATTGCTGCAGCCATTTCGTGACGCCGAGGAGATTGCGGCCGACGAGATGGATCAAGCGACGTTTCAGGCGCTTATCACACTCCATGGCGCGGTCACCAACCACTTGATCGCAACGGCCCGGCCGTTGCCGCGCATGCTCAACTTCGTGTTTTTCGAGCCGCTGCCGAGCCTCGTCATCGCGTACCGGCTTTACGATGACGCCTCGCGGTGCGACGAGGTCCGCGAGGAAAACAAGATCGTGCATCCGGCCTTCTGTCCGCAAGCCGGCCAAGCATTGTCGAACTAGACAAAATGCCGAAGCCGCAAGAGATTGCGATCTTAGACGTCAACGGGGTGCGGTTTCAGGATTGGGAAACGGTGTGGGTCCAGCAACGATGGGCCGATGCCTTCACTTACTTTCGTTTCACCGCAGCCGAACGCGATCCGGTGTTTCTCGGAAACGAATTTCCGTTGTGGGAGAAACTTCAATTCCGGCCCGGTGATTGGTGCAACATAATGCTTGCCGGCCAGCTCGCCGTTACTGGATGGATTGAGACGCGCCAAGTCGCCTATGACGCGAACCAGCATGGCGTCATGCTGATCGGCAAGAGCGCGACCTCGAAGGTCGCCAAGTCGAGCGTCTTCACCGAAACTGGGGAGTTCGACGGCAAGTCGTTCCAGCAAATTGCGCAAGAAGTCATCGGCAAGTATCCGGTCGGCATAAAGATCGTCGGCACGCTCGATCCGACGCCGTTCGACAAGATGCAGGCGCAGAAGGGCGAGCTGATCTGGGATTTCCTTGAACGTCTCGCGCGGGTTCGCGGCATTGTGATGGGCTCGGATCAATACGGAAATTTTTTGCTCATTGGCGACCATCAAGCGGCGATCACCGGCCAGCTTATCGAGGGGGTCAATATCAAGTCGTGCCAATGTACGATTACGCAGGAGCAGATTTACGCCGAATATCGCGTCGACGCTCAAAAGCCCGCCTCCGATGCCGATGCCGGCTCAGCCGCGAGCGAGATGACGAACACGGCCGAGACCATCATTCCGCGTATTCCTCAAAGCCTTCTCATCACACCGGCCGAGCAGCCTGTGAAGACCTTGGCCGAGTTGGCGAAGCGGGCCAGGACCGAAGCGGACTGGCACGACTACACGGAGATCTCCGCGACTGTCGTCGTGCAGGGATGGCTCAGCGACGGCGTCAACCTTTGGAATGCCGGCGACGATGTCTTTATCCGCTCGCCAATGGCGCTGCTCAATAACACGATGAAGATCCAGAATTGCACTTTCAGCCAGGACCGCAACACCGGCACCATCACGACGCTTGATCTCGTGATGCCGGGCTTGTTGCGGGACAAGCGCAACTTCAATCCGGGTCCGTGAGGAAACGACATGCACCGCGCAACACCGCTCCACACTTCGCTGCGAGCCTACTCGTCGGGCGGCGCCCGCAGCGTGGTCGACAAGGTCGACGATACCAAGTTCATGCAGGAGATGGCCGGCAACTTCATGGCTAACGAGACCCGCAAGGGGATCGAGGCGCCCCAAAACTACGGCTTCACGAGCGTCGTGTTCGATGCGGAAAAGGATGCGCTCGGCAAGATCGTCGGAAGCGCCGAAACCTTTATCGGTTTCATGGGCGGAAGCCGTTCGTTCCCCGTCAGCGGCAATATGGACGATCGGCGCCATCGCCTGTTCAAGCTCCTGGCGGGCGATACCGCGATGTTCCGCGGCCGCGGCGACAAGCAGCAATTCCACATGACGCAGGACGGCGGTTTCTGGTCGGCGCCGCAAGACAAAACGGTGCGCATGCAGTTGGTGCCGTCGGACAGCGAGAGCAATGCGACCCATCAACAAGCGGGCAGCGGCAGCGGCTCGTCGAGCAATACCGGAAGCGCGCGCGATGCTAGTGGGGGCAGCGGCGGCAGCGGGGGCACGAGCAGCCAGAGTGGCCAGCAGCAGCAAAAACGTGGCCAGGAGGCCGTCTACAAGGACGGCCAGAAGTCCTACCGCTTCGTCGATGTGACCAAGGACAAGACCCGCGTGTCGGGCGCGCAAGTGCATCACATGCTGCAGGACGGCAACACCTATCTTCACATCAATTCCGACAAGAAGGTGTATGTCGGCGCCGAGGCCGGCAAAGGATCTTTTGACTATCTCGTCACGCTGTCGGGGCCGTGCGTCAATTCGCTCGGCAAGAAAGGCTGAGCGGTGGCGTCGACCGTCCCGGATATCCGGCTCGTACAAAACGCAATCTATCCGCGCTATTCGGTCACCCTCGATTGGCGGCTCTTGCCGGACGGCACGCTCGATGATTCGCAGGCCCTCGCAACGGCTATCTGCGTTGCACTCGGAACCAACGCGATCGCGAGCGAAAATGACATACTGCCCGACCCGGATAGCACCGATCGTTGCGGCTGGTGGGGCGACCTCGACGCCGAACTGATCTGGAACGGCTGGCCGATCGGTTCGAAGCTCTGGCTTTTGCGGCGATCGAAAATCAACTCGGCTTCGTCGCGCGACGGCTCGACCCTGGTCGTGATTGAAAACTACATTCGCGACGCCATCCAGCCGTTCGTCGATCGGCGCATTTGCACGAGTTACAGCATCGTAGTGTCGCGAGTCGACAAACAACGCATCGATGCGCTGCTCACCATTTACCGCGGGCCGCTGCCAGCGATCGAGCTGCGCTACGCGGTGCTGTGGGATTCCCTGGAGTCGTAACGAATGCCCTGGTCTACACCGACGTTGCGCGACGTGCGCTCGCTCGTGCGCGATGCCGTCAACTCATCCTTGCCCGGCGCCGATGCCAATGTGCCGAACAGCATCTTGCGCGTCATGTCGGACAGTCAGGGCGCGCTCTGCCATCTCACGCTGCAATATGTCGACTGGCTCTCGCTGCAGCTCCTGCCGGATACCGCCGAGACCGAGTGGCTTGACCGGCACGGACAAATCTGGCTCGTCAATGCGGACGGCACCACGGGTCGCAAGCTTGCGACGCTCGCAACCGGTACCGCGACATTTCAAGGGCTCGTCGACGGCGCCGTGATCCCGGCAAACACGTTGCTCGACAGTGGTCTTACGCTGCCGCTCAATGCTACGTCTCACAATGCCTCGATAAGTTTCGAAACGCTTGAGGATATCACCACGTCGGCGTCAACGCTCGTCACCGGGAATATACGCGCACTCGACCCTGGCTCTTTCGGCAACCTTCCCGACGGCTCCGGGCTCGCGCTCGCGGTGCCGAACGTCGCGTCGCTGGCGACCACTTACGGCTTGACGGGTGGCACCGACATTGAGACCGACGACCAGCTCCGCGCACGTGTCCTGCAGCGTATCCGCAATCCGCCGATGGGTGGCGCAGTCGCCGACTACGTCGCGTGGGCGCTCGCGGTGCCCGGCGTCACCCGCGCCTGGGCGGCGCCCGAGCAGGGCATTGGCACCATCACGGTTCGCTTTCTGATGGACAATCTGCGCGCCTCTGACGACGGCTGGCCGACGCCGGCCGATGTTCAAACGGTTGCCGACTACATCGACAAGAAGCGGCCTGTGACGGTGAAAGATTGCTACATCGTGGCGCCGATCAAAGAGTTCCTCGACATTACGATCGCGAATCTCGTGCCGAATACTGCCGAGGCGCAGGCCCAGATCGAGCAGAGCATTCGGGACATGCTTTTCGCCATGGCCGCGCCGGGGCAGACGATCTATGCGGCCTGGGTCAGCTACGCGATCATGAATGCGCCGAGCGTTCAATCATTTCAGCTCGCGACAACTGCCGACCATGTGATGCCTTCGCTCGGTCACATGGCTGTCCTCGAAACGATTCTGTACTCGTAGAACAATGCTCACCCCGCTCGGATTTTGGCTAGATCCACCGGTCGACCGGCACATTCGCAGGACGGGGGCGGATTACACGCAGGCCTTCTTGACACTTTTGCCGCAAGGTCAGGCCTGGCCGAAGCATTCGCCCGAGAGCGTGCTTGTGCAGATATGTGTGGGCCTTTGCGACTATTGGGGCTTTGTCGACGGGCGCGCTGCGGACCTCCTGGAGCGTGAGAGCGACCCGCGCCAGACGATCGAGCTATTGCTTGACTGGGAGCGCAACTGGGGGCTGCCAGACCCTTGCTACGCCGAACCGCAGACCATAGGCCAGCGCCAGGTCGCCCTCGTCATGCGGATGACGATGGAGGGCGCGCAGAGCCGCGAATTCTTCATCGAAATCGCGGCAATGATCGGCTACACGATAACCATCACGGAATATCGGGTTTTCGTCTGCGGCATCGATCGATGCGGGGATAATCGTGTCTATGGCGACGGCTCAAACCCAATGTATAACGAATGGGGCCAGCCGATCAAAAATCCGCAGGGGCAGAACGTCGCCGGCGGCGAGCTGTCGGAATGGCCAAACTACGGCATCGGGGCGCCAGAGAACCGCTACTGCTGGACCGTTCACGTTCATCAGCCAGCGTTCACATGGTTCCGCGTCACCAAGGGCCAAGTCGGCGTCGACCCGCATCTGCGCATCGGGCGCGCGACCGATCTAGAATGCCTCCTAAACCGTTGGAAGCCGGCGCACACGCACATCATTTTCGACTACACGAGCCTAAGCCATCCCGGCGATCCGATGGAAGGCGCACCATGATGAAACGCGCATACGTTTACAACATCGTGGTGGACGGCATCGTTCGATATGTCGGTAAGGGATCGACGACGCGTGTGCGTGCTCACATGCGACTCGTCAGAAGCATTGCGCGTCGGCGTGCTGTCGGGGAAACTGTTCGTGCATCTCATTTTTACAATCGATTGACTAAAGCATGGCTCAGCGGTGCTGAGATTCAAGAAGTCGTTATCGCTGATCAATTGACTGATCAGGAAGCTTATCAGCGCGAAATTGCGGAAATTGCTACCGCGCCGCAAGGCCAGCTTTGGAATTATTGGAGCGGTGGAGAGGGGGCCAGCAGAGGCCATCGCCTATCGGCAGAGCAACGAGCGAAAATAATCGAAACAAATCGACAGACTTGGAGCGATCCGAAACTGATCGCCGAACAATCTAAGCGAATGAAACTCGTCTGGTCGCGTCCTGAATACAGGAAGACGTTTTCCGATGCGGCGCGCCATAAGTCAAAAGCGAAAAGTGATGCGGCAAAAAAGCGATGGGCGGATTCTGAGTTCAGAGCAAAGTTGGGGCAGATTTCCGTTGATCCATTGGTGAAGCAACGTCGCAGCGATGGAGCCAAGATTGGCTGGATCAAGCGGCGCTCCGGTCAAATAGGAGGCTAAAATTCGCTACAACCAACCTTTCGGGGTAACCGATACGAATGCGGCCTACGTGAATGGCAACACGGCAGTGGGGATTGAGGGCTCGATCCCGCCGGCCGAGGGCATCGAATTCGATCAGCGCGAGATCGTCGCGGTGATCAAGTACGCCGCCGACAACGGCTTTTCTGATTTTGCGAATGCGCTTTGTCAGCCGCCGGCCAACACCGACCTGACGCAGTTGCTAAAGGCGATCTTCGGAATTTTCAACTCGACGAAGCTGAACGCGCCAAAGACCTATTACGTCAACACCGCAACAGGCAATGACAGTAACAACGGCCTGACGCCGACGTCGGCTTTCAAGACCATCCAGAGAGCGGCCAATCAGGCGTCGTTCTACAATCTCAATGGCTTCAGCGTCACCATAAATGTGGCCGATGGCGTGTATGGCAGGACCGTGTTGCCGGCGATCAACGGGACCGGAACAATCTACCTGATCGGCAACACCTCGGTGCCCGCCAATTGCGTCATTCACGCGAACCAGGGCTCGGCAATTCAGACCAGCAGCGGCCCATATGCGCTCCAAGGCTTTCGCTACGAAAGCGACACCAATATGGGCGACGAGCCAGGAGCCGGCGTGTGGGCAACACCCGGCTCCACTGTCATTATTTGGAATGTTAACGAGTTCGGCAATTGCTCCGACGCGCATATGTACGCCTCGCAAGGTTCGATAAGTATTTCCGGCAGCGTCCGCATCTGCGGAAACGGGATGCGGCATGTCGTGGCCCAAAACGGATCGTGGGTATACACCGGCGGCATTCCAAAGCCGACGCTGATCATTCCGGCGGCGCAGGCGATCACTTACTTTGCCGAGGCGGACGCCTCCGGCGCGGCGCAATTGGTTTATTCGACGATGAGCGGCAAGGCAAACATAACCGGCACGCGATATCTCGCTCAGTTGAATGGGGTTATCAACACGGCCGGTGCCGGCATTACTTACCTGCCGGGCACCATTGCCGGAGTGACAAACACCGGAGGACAATACTCATGACCTATCCGTTCGACCATTTCTGGCTCGCCGACGATGGGCGGGTGTACGGAAGCGCCAAGCAGATTGTTTCCGACACGAATGACCCTGATTATGTGGCGTGGACCCAGAGAAATGTCGCGACGGTGTGGCCGAGCGACGGCGCGGGAAACCAGACAAACGCCGCGCTGCAAGAGGTGCTGACGCCCTACAGCCTGTTCGTCGATCTGGCCGCCTACGCGGCCTATGTGCGCTACAACCATGCCAGCGGTGGCGTGACGATCGCGGGCCAGCCGTACTTTACCGATCCAGTGGCGCGCAACACGGTCGGCAGCGCGCATGATTATGCGGTGGCCAATCCCGGCCACATCACCGACTGGAAGCTGGCTGACGGCACCTTCACCCAGCTCAACGAGACGCAGCTCGCGCATGTCCTGCAGGAGATTGCGACCTTCGTGCAGGCTTGCTTTACCTGCGAGAGCACCACGTTGAACGGCATCAACGGCGGCACCATCACCACGAAGGCCGAAATCGATGCGGCGTTCGCCGCGATCTCGAATGTCTTTCCGTAAAGAGGTCTGCACGTGTCGGCCATCGTCAACATCACCGTCGAGAACGACGCCGATTTCGCCAGGATGTTTCAGTATGTCATGGCGGCGTCTCTCACTCCGATCAACATAACCGGCGCGTCGCTGGAAATGATGCTGCGCCGGCACGCGGCGGACGAAACTGCAGTGCTGCGGCTCGCGACCGACACCGGAGAATTTGTGCTGACCGATCCGACCAACGGCTTTTTCTCGCTGACGATCAAGCAGTCTGTGCTCGAACAGCTCGCAACGGGAAGCTACGACCAGTCGAACATCATGACGCTTGGCGGCCTCAAGACGCGAATTTGGAGCGGCACACTTACCAACAATCCAGGCCCGACCCGATGAGCCTTGTTGAAGTAGCCACTGATTATTCTGCGCTCATCGTCGCCGCGGGCGACCCCGATACGATCGTTGTGCCGGCGCCGGACGATGTCGAGACCATAGCGGTCGGCGATCAGGGGCCGCCTGGGCCGCCGGGACCAGCAGGCGGGGCGCCTGGGCCGCCTGGGCCGCCTGGGCCGCCGGGGCCAGCAGGCGGTCCGCCAGGACCAACAGGCCCGCAGGGAGTTCAAGGGCCGCAGGGGCCGCAGGGGCCGCAGGGAGCGGCCTCGACGACACCGGGGCCGCAGGGGCCGACCGGCCCGCAAGGCCCGCAGGGAGCCGCCTCAACCATTCCAGGGCCACAGGGGCCGGCAGGAGCGACCGGAGCGCAGGGATCGCCCGGCGCGCAGGGGCCGACAGGCGCAACGGGCGCGCCCGGTGGTCCAGGGCCGGCGGGACCAGCAGGGCCGCAAGGACCGCAGGGCGCGGCATCCACGGTGCCGGGGCCGACCGGCGCGGACGGCAATACGGTGCTGTATGGCGCGGCCGATCCGGTCGCCGCAACGGGCGTCAACGGCAACTTCTACATCAACACGACCAGCCATTTCATGTTCGGCCCGAAAGCGGCCGGCGCTTGGCCCGCAGGCGCATCGCTGATCGGCCCGCAAGGGCCGCAGGGGATACAAGGGCTGCAGGGGCCGCAAGGGAATACGGGCGCGACCGGGGCGCAGGGACCGCAGGGAAATGCGGGCGCGACCGGATCGACGGGGCCGCAGGGCAATCCCGGCAATACGGTGCTCTACGGGGCCGCCGATCCGACCGCAGGCCA